TTCATCCGGTGGCTTTTGATACATCCACGGAAACATTCTAGATAAAACACCACCAACAACACGCGTTTCATTCTCAAGCTTTTGCCGTTCAATAGCTCCAACGTTTGCGTTAGGTCGTTGCTGTTTAAAAGCCGAAGCTTGAGACGGAATTACGTCACGTGAATATTGTGATCTAGCTAAATCTTGTGCAGCCAACTCGCCCATGGCCTCTTCTCGGGCCCGGACTAGGTGCATTAATTGCTCTGTTCTTGGTGCCGGCACATAGATATTTAATCTAGATCACCGGTATCGAAGAATCGAGCATCAATCGGTATAGTAATATCATCAACAGTTAAAATTTCTGCTAGATAATCATTGACTGAATTAATGTAATCCGAAATCTCATTATACATTACAAGAGGCAATTCTTCAATTAACTTAATACGGTCATTAATTCGTATTTGGTTGAAGTCGATTTCTTCGTCTTCAATTATTAGTTTATCGATAAACTTAATAATTTCTAACATATATAATGTCCCGATACCTTCTTTTGTAATATCATCTCTCGGATTAACACCTTGCTCGCCTTTGGAGACAATAACGCTCTCTTCTACTAGAGTAGGTATTTTTAAGTGTACAGCTAATGTCTTTAATACTACTACATGTTCATCTTTAACCTTTAGAGGGGTATTTTTAATGTTTGCAATAACATCGTCTAAGCTGACAACTCCGTTATCTGTTTTAACCGCATCACCAAGAGATTGTTTTCTTAAACCAACAATGAAAGGATACTTATCATAAAGCTTTAAATCCTTATTACCAGCGTTTTTAATAATGATGTCGTTTAATGTTTTACTAAAGTTTAAAGCACCTCTTAAACCATCAAGTGCAGATGAAATAAGATCTTTTTGCTGCTTTAATGTAAGCGGTGTTGTTTCAATGGATTTTTTGATAGAAGGCACGTAAATCTTTATTGTGTCTTCGTTTATTTTTCCAAGCTTTTTTAAAAATCCTGATACGTTTTTGCTCATACGGATATTTAATAGGGTATTTTATTTATCCAGGCTGCTGTTCGAACCCGCCCTGGGGTTGGTTTGCTCTTTGAGTTTCTACCTCATCTTTAAAGAGCTCAAAATAATCATGCACTTCTAAAAATGTAGAATTAGCTAAAAAAGATACGTCGTTTATTCTTTTCGAAAGCATAAAAAGCATTTCTCTATAACCTGTTGCTGTTATACATTGAAAAAGCGATGTAATAAAATCAGCAAAATCATATTCCATAATGTTGAACTTAATTGGTCGTATATCAACATTCTCTCTTTCTTCTAGTAAAGATAATGTAAAAAATGCATTACATTCTTCCAAAAACTTTTCTATGTATTCGTGTAGGGTATCTGGTAAACGCTCTATTGCTTCTTGATACTCTTCGCTTGATAGCTCAGCAAGAATTAATTCTTCGTTTCCTATTCGAATCTTCTTAACTAGAGATAAAATAAAATCATCGTTACCTGTGTTAAAGTGATGGGGGAAGTCAAGGGTATAAGTTACATTGTCTATAGGTATATCTGTTTCTACGCTAGGTATACCCCCGACATTTTCTAATAAGAAATCTAGATCTATACTAACGGGACCTTTATCTGAGGTTATATTAATTTCATTGCCAATACACTTCTGTCTAAGATAAAATAAACAATAAAATTTTTCTAGAACATTAAGATCTTTAGTTAAAATAAAGGATTCAAGAAAATCCATTCGCCCACGTAGTGCAGTGTCACTGTATAAATTAAAAGTGCGAAGATCTTTATAGAGTATTTCTTTAAGGAATACCTCTTTCCTGTTTGGAAGAATGTACGCGAAATTCATATTATTACTTACAACAACACAACGCAACCTCAACAGCTACTTATAGAGGGGCATAATCTGTAAAACAGAATGTTACAGATTTTTCTGGATAAACAGCTTCTGGCTCTTGCGTGAGAACAAACCCTTCGACATTCGTTGGAAACGCGTCAATAAATCTATAACCTTTACGCAATCTTTTTTGATTATCATATTGCTTGACGTATATATCTGTTTTTAATCCAAAGTTTGTAAGCCCATCAACACCCAATGCTATCATCCACGGTGTGAAGATGCCATGTACAATATCCTCTACTGTTTCAATAAAATTAATAGATAAATTTCTAGCAAGGAAGCTTTCTCTTTGCTGCAGTCCGTAACCAGGCATAAACCCACCTCTACTATTTTGTCCGGCTTCTAAAAATGTCGACTGTTCGTTAGGTATTGTAACTTCTCTAGCTGCTAAAAGACTTCCAGCTCCCCAGTCTGCTGCAGCCCTAGGGCTCCATCCTCCTCGGCCTATCTTCGAATTAGCGCTAGCAATTGAACCTGTTAGTCCGAGTATACCAGGTATGGAGACAGTCCAAAGAAAAGGAAGAGATAAGTAGTAAGGGCTATCCTGCGAAAGCTTTGTTAAGAATCTTCGTGTAGGTCTATTCTCCATTAGTACTACTAATATTTATCTACTAGTAGTGCTTTAAAATGGGTTCTGATCACCTGAAATAGAATCTTCGTAGTAGTGGTATGCAAAAGTTACAGGAAACGAAACAACTTCACCGGTACCATCAGCAATATTATAGCTTAAATCACCAATATCACGAATAGAAGCTCCAATTAACTTAATTTGTTTTTTTGTTGCTAATTGTTTATCTAACAAATCAAGAGTTATAACGTCGCCAGTACCAGGCATGCCATATTCACCTCTACTGGTTGCATCATCAAATACAGCTCTTGAAGCTGATTCAAATTTTCCACGGAGTGAATTATTTGCATCAGCATAAAAGTCTATTGAATAACCAGCAGAATTTGTATATGTGGCTCTCCCGGGTAAATTAAAATCAAGTCCCATATAGCTTACTACTTTATTTTCAATCGCCCTTCCTGGAAGAGTAGCAGATCTAGCATATATTAGCTCTCTATCACCACCAAACTCTATTGTCGACCCCGGTGTTGGTCCTGTAAGCTGTACACTATTAACTCTAAAAAGAAAATCTCGAGAAAACTGCGCCTGTTGTGCCTTTGAAAAAAAGTTTTGTATTGTCGTCGCCATATAATTATTTATTGTTGATTAAATTTATCTAACCGGTCTCCCTTCATATAAAAGTCCTGGTCCGTCAACGACTTCTTGGAAGTTTGCATCTGTTCTAGTTGCGTAGAATGTAATTAAGATAAACTCTGCAGTTCTGACAGGCTTGAGGTAAATGTCTACCCTAAGCTTATTCTCATCAATAACTTGCGGTGTGTTATTTCTTTCATCACAAACAATCAAGTAATCGTAAACCCCTTGGTTTTGCTTAGCACGCTCAAAAAGAGGTGTTAATACATTGACTAATCTTGTTCTTGTAAATTCTGTATTAGGCTCGAATACGAAGAATTGAGCTGCTTTCTTAGTAGGTCTTTCTAATGATAAGAACAACCTTCTAACGTTAATTCTATCAAACGCGCTTGGTTTCTTGTTAAGCGTCTTTTGCCCAAATACAACGTTACCCTGTGATGGGAAGAACGCCACTGGGTTAATATTAGACTTATACAACTCATCTCTTTGCTTCTGATTTGGATTTATCGCAATATCATTTGCAGTTGTGAGTAACCCTCTGTTAAATCCAGCCGGCGCAAACCATGGGAATGTTGCAGCATCACTTCTAGCCATTACCGCTGCAGCGTATCCAGAAAATGGCACCCATACTAGTTCACCTAATCCCTGGTCATATGTTTGTGCCCAGTTACCGTATACTGTAGCATACGAAGTATTTTGTAACTCAAACTGATGTTTCATCGGCCAGAAAATATCTGTCTGGAAGTTCTTACTCTTATCATCAAGTATTTTTCCTTCACCGCTACCAATCGCAACAATTTGTCTAAATGTATCAGCAATAAATATTGCATCACCTCTCGAACCACCTAAGTATGGTGGTTTAACAAATGTTTCAAACTTATCGAAAATAGTGTTGTAATTATTTCTAAGAGTGAGTGCATTGCCAGCTATTGGATTACCGGTTCTTAGCCCATCAATAGCAGATGCTGTTGTTCCTTGATAATAATACTCATCATAGTACAATGGAGCTCCACCACTGATTCCTCTAGATTTTGCAACTGCCCAAATTGTACCTAAACCAGCTTCAGGAATAACATCAATATCATAAATTTCATCGTTCTTAATACCATCTAACGCTCTATCTAACTTAGTAGGTATATCACCTAAGTCCTTATTAGTTACTTTAGAGTTACTATAAGCCCCTAATGGGAATAAACTTGAAGCTTCACCAAGAGTCCCTTTCAATGCTGACAACGCTGAATTTGGAAATCCTAGTGTATCATTTGTCGCGCTATCTAATGCTTCACTTAACACTCTTATTTTTAATAGAGGATTACCGTTTTCATCTAAATTATCATCACCCGAATTAAGTTGTGTAATGAAGGAATTAACTTTTATATCTACATTACGAGAATTTCTGTCTTGAGACCCAATAAAGTAGTTTAATTGTCTACCGCCTTTAGGGTCGTCAATTTTTCTCGTTGCGTTAATTGAACCCACTAACTTATCTTCCAAGTTATAACCTAACTGGAATGGCTGTGGCGCGTTTTGTGTTCTCCGTAATTTAAATACTCCGATACTTAAAACATCATCACTATCTCTTCCCTCAAGATCATAATCAACCAAGTTTTCCATTATTTCGGATATACTACCATTTGGCCCTGTTGTTGCATTTGCTGACAGCGGGAAGTCTAAAACCGATTCGTTTAGTGTAATATACTCACTTGTAAGCGATGCTGATTGTTCAATCGTTTTTGTATTACCAATACCTACGAAATTATTAGCAGGGTTTATATCAGCATTACCTATCATACCAACATAATAACCTTCATACCGCTGGTTAATGGTGCTAGTTGATTTGTTTAAAATAACTAATGGGGAATGACCTACAGTATTAGCATTAGAGTCGAACATACACGCAGCACTGGTTATACCAGCTTTTTTAAGTCCACTACTATCTTGCCACTCCCATAATGTATCATTTACCGCACTAAGATATTGAGCTTCAGTAAGTTGTATATGCTGCGGTTTTCCAATAACTACTGTACCACCGGAAGCTATACTACTATATGTCCCGCCGCCGTCATGATCACCATACCCCTCGCCTCCATAGAGTCCAGAGAGAGAAATTGCTGACCCGGAGTAGACTAAAGCAGAATACTGCGAACCGAATCCGTCACCATTTCCTGCCCCGTATGGTAATCTTGATGCGTATAAATTTGCTGGTGAATTTAAGATCTCAGAAGCAGTGTGATAAAAATATCTTTCTGCAGAGTTTGTTGGTGTCCCGTATATTTGATCTAAATCTTGCTGTGTGGTAAGTAATACAACCTCATCATATGGGCCTTCTGGTGTAAACCCTGTCATGTATACATTTGTACCTACACCTGGAAGGGCTACATTTGAAAGGTCCCATTCTCTTATTTCAACACCCGGAGAACTTATTGTTGGAGTAAAATCGATTGCCATAAAATTATTTATCCTATTTCATATAAAAAAATTCAAAAATCAATTATTTCTGTATGAAGCTGTGAATAAACAAATGTAAACCCAGATTGTATCTCATCGGGTGTTTGGTAGTTATAGGTAATTGCCTCTAAAGTAGTGGGAAACGCTTTTGTATAAGTAAATTTTATCTTATTATTATTAAATTCGTCTTTACCATACACGGTTAAGTTAGTTTGATATTCATCAAAACCATCTAAAGACGTTAATTCCCTCTCATTATAGCGGCCTTCGTACTGACTATGGAGTAAATTTAACCACGTATACATAACCCAGTAGTTTCTGTATTGGTTGTCAATATTAAAGTCGACCGTAACAGGAGGATATGAATTTTTTGAGTGAGACGATACATACAACGTACTACCAGCAAATCTTGTCTCGACAGCAGGTACAGTAATCTCTGGTACAGCTGTACCAAAAATAGAAAACTGCACAGCGTCACCTACAATAGTTCTATTAGACTGATCACCTACCCAGGGTCTATCTATACCTTTTAAAATAGCAGGTAAGTCAAAAACCAAGAGAAACTTATCAGCTCTTGACTTATTAAGTACTGCTTGCTTTAGCTTGTTAGTAGCCATATAGTATATTTATTCGCTGATAGGTTTGCCTGTCCAATCTATTTCAGGTTCTACAGCCTTACCCGACCAATTCGCTGGAGGTTTTTCACCGATTAGCTGAAAACCAAATGACCGTAGATCATCCATATCAGATACTACTTCATCACCCATCCCCCATACAATAGCATTCATTTCACTATTATGGCTGCCTACTATTTCATTATCTAGATATATAGAAGTTGGGTCTTCAAAATACTGAACACCGAAGTCCATTGGTTCTATGACCGAAGGCTTACCCATATCATCAACTTCTACTATTTCAAAAAATCTTTCTGTTATTTCTTTCTCCAATATAAAGAGACCATACAACATAGCCATAACTCTATCATCATGAAAACCAGCGCGTGCTTTCCATGTACCGTTCGGATACCGTACAAAATTTCGTAGCTCGGCAACTGTCTCTTCTTCGTTAATGTTGACGACCCTTATCTCGTTCATAAAGTATCTCATGTTGAGAACGCCTTTATACTTAGTATTAGTGTGAGCTATCATACCTCGCATAACATTACGGCGGTGTGCATTAGCATTACCATATGATACTATTTTTTCATAACCTAAATCTACTGCTAATCTATCTACTACTTGCGCGCCACAATTGTTTCTCTCTATGAGAGCTAAGGGAGACCCCCAGTTACGTAAAATTTTATATAACTTGTTTGTAAACTCTAAAGGTGGTATTTTATTGTTTCTATATACAGCTACTTGCTTAATTTCCTTTATATCTGTAATATCTAATATCTGGATAACTGAAGAATCTACACCGACGCCCTCAGATATATCTACACCTGCTACATATAATCTAGAATCATCTGGCTCTTCCCATAACTTATAATGGCCTTCATCTAAAACAATTTTAGGATCAGATACTTTTGACATCATCTCTTCAAATAGTTCATCATCTAACGTTGATTCACCTGAGTGAATAAACTCGCATTCAAATTCTTGTAACCAAGCATCAGCTGAGCCAATAGCTGTTTTAGTAGCTTGCGCCCAAGCTTCATCACGCCCGGGTATTTCATTCCATTTTATCTTATCATGAGCCCACCCATTGAGGTTTTCTATAGCACCGTGGTATAGTTTATAGAATAGATTATCTGTACCGTTTGCCGTTGAGCATACAAACACTTTAGATTTCTTAGAAGAAGTAATAATAGGGAAGACTGATTTCCAGAACTCTTCTACTAAATGAGGCTCAATAAATGCCATCTCATCAATAACTAGACAGTTAACAGACTGACCACGTGCAGCAGTACCGGTAGTAGTTGTAATACCTATCCTACTTCCATTTTCTAATGTCATAGATGTCTTAGCATATTCTTTAACAGGTGGTTTAAGCCAGTTAGGAAGCTCTTCATATGCCATTCTTACTCTCTGAAAGATTTCAATTGCTGTAGCCTCTTTGTTTGCTACTAATAAGATACGCTGATCATTATTAAAGCATGCTTGCCATAAGATATAGATTGTCATCATTGTAGACTTACCTATCTGTCTAGAAGCTAGTAAACAGAAGAATCGATTATCTCTCATTTTTCTGAGAGCTCTCTTCTGTGGTTTGTATAGAGATATTTTTTCTCTACCTCTATCTAGATTAACAATATGGAAGTAGTTTTCAGCAAAATATAGAATATTACTACTAGCTTTTTTAAGCTGTTTTACTTGATCTTTAGTGTATTCACCCTTCCAATTAACGTTGGGTAAATTTTTATTACCCATATAGAACATATTATCTTTAGCAGCCACAGAAATATTTAATAAAAGGCATAAATAATTACATGTCAAAAAAGAAAGACTGGATATCATTAGGTGAAGCATACAAAGATGTCTTCAGTAAAGTAGTTGTTAGCGAAGATGTTCCTGCTGGCGAAGTCGGCGAGGCACCGCTCGAGCCCGGTGGTCCGCAAGAGAGAGGTGGTTTTAGACCATCTCAGATTGACATTAATAGAATGTCAGAGAAAGATAAAAAGGATAACATCTACAACATTAAAGGTTATACATACGGTGACGGTAACGACCCTGGTGATTGCGACGGTCCGGATCCAACAGGTCCAGAGTTTAATCAGGTACCTTATTCTGGTATAGTTGGTCCCGAAGAGGATGAAGAGACATTGAGCACATTTGATACAGAGCTTTTAAAAGGTGTTAAGGGATACAAAAGTACAGCAGGTAAAGCATTATTAGAAAGAGCTCAACGAGAAGTACAGAAACAAGGTTATCTTTCTCATGACACAAGACAAGCTTTAGCTGGAGACATTTACGAGGAGGATGAAGAACGGTTAGTTGTCTGGCAAGAAGGTTGGCTAGGAGTTGCTAAAGAGCTAGGTAAAGGCGCGATTAACTTTTTCAAAAATAAATGGGGTCGAAGAGCTGCTTACGGAACCGCTGGGTATCACGGTGCAAAGCATCTGGGGAAAAAATATGATGCTGCAAAAGAGGTAGGAAAAGATAAAGTGAATAAGGCGCTCGGTAGAGAGCCAGAGCCCGGAGACAACGCTAAAGGTTCCGGCGTGGGAGCCGGTCCGAAAAAGTCGGAGCAAGAAGAAAATAGCGAAGATGGTGAAGGTAATATAGATTTAGGTAAACTGGCTATTCCGGCAGCAGGTGCAGCAGGATACTATCTCGGCCGAAAAAAGAGAAAAAAGAAAGGCGAAAACGAAGAAGATGAAGAAATTTTGGCAGAACACGAGAAAATTGCACGCTCTGGCCTAAATAATTTTATGAGCAAGTCCGTATTTGATAAACTTTATAATAAGGTAATGGTAAACGAGGAATTCGACGAGGTCGAAGACGTTTCAGAACTTGAAGCTCTTGGAATTGAAACAGACGAAGTAGTTGATGAAGTTCCAGAAGAGATCACAGTTTCCATTCCCGGTGAATTAGCACAATCACTTTGTGACATCTTACAAACAGCTTTAGCACAACAGGAAGTCGAAGTTGACGTCGACGTTGATGTTGAAGAAGTGACTGATACAGAGTTTGAAGAGGATGAGGAAGCCGCAATGAAAGACGGTGGAGGTTACGGCATTGATGCTGGATCGACTCTTAAACATGAAGTTAATTACGGCCGAGGCGGTAAAAATAAAGTAGGTAACTTAAAGCCAACTGGCGCTGCTAAGCAGAAAGACGGCGGAGGGTATGGTGTTGATGCTGGATCAACTCTTAACCATACTGTAAATATGGGTAAGAACAATAAAGTAGGTAAATTACCTGTTGGTAAAAACGCTTTCGAAAATTAAACAGCTCAAAAATTACTAATTAAAAAAGCCCGTTGAGTAGACCTCTTCGGGCTTTTTTAATAAATATAAGTGTGAAGTTCTACAACAAAACTCTAAATAGAAAGTTTTGGTCTGAAGATAATAAATTTGATCCAGCCATTAGAGAAAAGCTGTTGTCTATAACTGAAGATTTTCTTGATAAGTTAGATTTAGAAGATGTAGTTGTACATGACGTCACTCTTACAGGCAGCAATAGTAATTACAACTATAATGATTACTCTGATTTAGATGTACATGTGCTTATTGATTATAAAGATATTAATGAAGATGAAGCATTAGTTAAAAAGGCTCTTGACGGTCAGCGGTTTATGTGGAACCTTAGACACAACATCGGTTTCCGGGATCATGATGTAGAGATGTACATGCAGGATAAAGATGAACCTCACATTGCGTCAGGATTATATTCGTTATTAAATGATGAGTGGTTAGTACAGCCTACATATGACCCACCGTCAATAGACGAAAGGGATGTTTATAAAAAAGCTGAGACGATAAAAGACGATGTAAGAATATTACAAGAGAAAGTTTCTGAGGTTAAAGGTGCTTCCGCAAAAGATCTTCACGATAAAGCAGAGCGTTTAAAAAAGAAAATATCTAAAATGCGAAAGCGTGGTTTAGCAAGAGAAGGTGAATTTAGTGTTGAAAATTTAGCTTTTAAGATTTTACGAAATACTAATGTAATAGGTGATTTAATTGATATTATAGCTAACACATATGATAAAATATATATGGAGAATTTTAAAACGTATTTTGAATACTACCAAGGTGACCCTATTATGAACCCATTAATGCGGTCTGGTAAAAATGTAAATAGGGTAGGTCTAAACAAAAAGCATTTAAACACTGTACCGCGTCAGCATAATCATGCATGCCCGCATGTTAATAATTTAATTAACGGAGGTGCGCATCAGATTAAGTTGTCAGGACAACCACTGCACAATACATTAACTATATATAAAGTTGATTTTGCTCCTGGCGCTACAAAAACGCTAGGTAATTCAGGTGTTGAAGTTCAAATGTTTGAAGATGAAGAAGGCAATCATTGCGGAATGTTAAAGAAGAAAGTAACATAAAATGTCTGTATGTAATCAAAATAGAATTAACTGCACCCCGGAAGAGGTTTTAGCGGCAACAGCTATACCACAATGCGGGAAGTTTGTTAACCCTTCTAATTTACAAGCAGAACAATTAGTATACGACCAGGCGTTTAACGATCTCATAAACAACTATGGTATACCTATAGATTTTTATATTAATACTTTCAACTTATCTGCTGCTGATTTATTATATGGAACAGATTGGGGTGGGTCAGATAACGACTTTGGTCAATTTAAAGGCCCGCTTGAAATGCAAATGTATGTAGAGCTTTCTGATGATGCTATACAGTTGTCTAAATTTGGATTCGATCCAGGAGATGAATTTACAGGATATCTTCACATTAGCACGTTTCATACCGCAGCTTCTGCATACTTTAATTACTCAGAGGTTGGGCAGTCTATAGAGCCTAAAGCTGGTGATGTTATAAGCTTACAGGTGTTAGGTTGTGATAGACCAAACGGTCGAGGCCGCGTTATGTACCAGATAACCGAGAGGATGGATCAGGATATGTCTGCACTCAATCCGATTCTTGGCCACTATGTCTATCGATTGAGAGGTAAACGATTCGATTATTCTTTCCAGAGCGGTCTTTGCAGCGAACCTGTCAACGAGCAAATTTACGACAACTCCTTCAGCGGTGTTTTATCTACTACCCTTACAGATCAAGTAACTTCTGATGGTAAGACATATCCAAATCCGGACGATCCATATAATATTGATGATGTATCAAAAGATCAAGTAATGGATATGGATATCAATGATACAGATATCTACGGCTCGTATTATTAACTTAATACGCTTTTAACAATAGCGTCGACGTCGTGAAAATCTTGTAACGCTTTATACGGGCATTCATGTATAACGCCTGAGAAGTCATAGTCATACATGTAAGAGTCGATAGTGCCTTTTGGATACTGTTTCTTAGTCATTATGTTATTATGAATATTGTAGCCAAATAAGTCTGGGTGAGTAGCTACCCATGCAACTGTCGCTGGTAGATTTAATGCAGCTGCAGCATGCTGCAAAGACGAATCAACAAAAAGTCTTTTATCGGAATGAGCTACCATACTAAACAAAGCCTTCTTTCCGATTAATTTATCAAACCGATGCGCGTTGTTGAGGCGTGGGTGAAATTCATAACATACATGTACAATGTTAAAATTGTTAGACAACTTATCTACTATTTCTTGTGCTTGTGTAGGATGAATGTCTCTAGTCCATGAGTAAGGGTGTTGTTGATGATCTGGCCCTGGGCCCCCGTATGGTTGAAACAGTAGTATGGGCTTTTCATCCACGCGAAATTGTTGAATATAGGCACTACCTTCTTCAATTTCTCTTATATTAAATCCTAATTTTGGGACACTACCATTATATTTAACACCAACCATATTACACCACGTTTCAATTAAATGTTTTTCTTTAGTAATATGTGATGTTTGTTTATACGGATCTTGCATAAACACTTTAAGGTCCTTTTTATTCCTTATCACATCTTGATAAAAATACGGCGTGTGGCCCAATCTATAAAATCTTGCTATATCAGTATTTTGCGTCCACACATCAGGCCATGCTGAAACAACAATAATATTCCGCTTTGGGTATTTCTTTTTATAAGTTTCCACAACTGCAGTAGCAGCTATGTTTTTACCAATACCACCCTCAATATGAAAAACAGTTGTAGCCATACGTTATATATATGTGCAACTTTTTTTATTACAACTACCCAACGGAGATTTTTAAGTCAGTACCATCTCTCCAAACAACCCCGGCAATACTAGGATCAGATGTTGGTAGAGCACCAGCACTTAGATACAAACACTTAGCATGCAGCATGTCCGCCCCGACAGAAGTTATATCAGAGCCAACTATTGCAGCTCTATTATGTGTAACAATATTATTACAACCACCAGCAATAATTGCGTTATTAGCACAAACGCAATTATTAATCCCACCGGCAATAACGCCATGTGCTGCAGCACAACCACCGATAGCGTTATTACAACCACCACCAATGAACCCAAATGTCATTTCACAACCCTGAATATTATTCGTGTAGCCTCCTGCCACGGTACTATAACACGTATCGGATCCGATGCAGTTAGCACCTCCCCCACCAATAAAGTTGTTACCGCAACCAGCTACCTGGTTACTACAACCGCCCACAACAACATCAAAATTATTACTTACAGTATTATCCTGACCTCCAACAATAATAGCACACATTGCGGTACCAGCGTCGTTACCTTTACCGCCTACCACACTACTATAACACCCGCATGTTCTATTAGAGTTACCAGCTCCAATAAAAGCGGCATATCCATCACCACCCACAGTATTATTTTCTCCACCAACAATAGCGTTACCTTCGTAGGAGGCACTAATATAATTACCAGCGCCACCCCCAATAAAAGAACTAAGACTCAATGTGCAATTTGCAGTACCGCCTACAACAACAGAATTTCTACAAGATACTTGGTTTGTTATGCCAGCCCCGATAAACGAATCACCTCCGCAGGCTAGATTATTTACACCGCCAACAATAACACTGCCTTCACCACAGGCGCAGTTACTAGAGCCTCCGCCAATAAATGAACTAAGCCCGGGTGCTATGTTTGTACTACCACCGCCTATAAAAGCTACAGTACCGGTAACCTTATTTAACCTACCACCAGCTATTGTAGCGCAACCGCCACCAGCAACGTTTTCAACACCACCGCCTACAGTAGAACCATCTACTATCGCGCAACCGCTAGTACCACCGCTTACAGTTGAACCACATCCGAATGCACTTAAGTTACAGCCACCGGCTACAGTTGAGTAATCTGCTCCTGCAGCATTAGAACAACCACCACCTACAACACCAGCTTCTCCGCAAGATCTGTTACTGCTACCACCACCAATTGTACCGGTAGCGCATGCGTCAACTCTGTTATCAACACCACCGCCGATAGTAGCTTGGTCACAAGTAACGATGTTATTACAACCACCGCCTATTGTTACACAATCATTAGTTGTTTTATTACCACGACCGCCACCGATAGTAGAAT